CCATATCCTCGTTCAACTGATCCTTCATCTGGTACTGCTCTCACTATTACTGCAGTAACAGGCACAACAATTACAGTCAATGTAAATGCAGTTCCTATCGATGAATATCTAACTATCCCAACTTCTAGTGATTTTGGATTTGGTACAGGAGACTTTACTGTTGAAACTTGGGTTAAACTGAATAGTATTGCTGCTGGTAGTAAGACTATCTTTGATATGAGATTCAGTCCAACTGAACTTGCTCCTTATCTGTATGTTGATGGTGCAAATATTAAGTATTTCAATAATGGTGCCGTTACTATTACTGGTGCAACAAATCTTGTAATTGATACTTGGTATCACGTTGCTCTTACTAGAACTGGTACTAGCACTAAAGTGTTCTTAAATGGTGCTCAAGAAGGTAGTACATATTCTGATAGTAGTAACTATGGTTCTACAAAACCAATTAGAATTGGTGCTGATAATAATGATCAACAAATTATTACTGGATATTTTGATAATTTCCGAGTTTCTAATATTGCTCGTTATACCACAGGATTTACTTCTCCATCAGGTATGTTCCATGGTGATGTAAATACTAAATTACTTCTTCACTTTGATGGAACTAATGGTCAGACATATACTCAAGATTGGTCTGGTGGTGAAGGATTTACTAATGGGGAAGAGTTTAATAATAGTGCAATTTCTAGAAATAATAGAGAGTATGGTGGAATTCATAAATTTGTAAGTGCTACAGCTAATGCAGTTGAGTCAGGTGGTAATTATGCACACACATTCGTATCTGCTGTAACAAATGGTATTGTTTCTAATTCTGGCAACTTACCAAATCCAGTAATAGGTGCGGCATACACAGCTAGCACTGGTAATCTTGTTATCACATCTAATGCTCATAACTTAACAACTTCGAATACAGTTACAATTGCTGATAACTCATTGACATTTAAGTGTGCTATGGATGGTAATACTACACATCACACTTATCCTAGATCTGGTGATCCTGCATCAGGACAAACTATTGCTATCACTGCAGTTTCAACAAATACATTTACAGTTAACATTGGAACATCACCAATTGTAGCATTTAATGTTACTGATGCCACTTATGATGCTAATACAGGTGTATTAGTGTTGACTATTGGTTCTCACTCATTGCCTGTAGGAGAAAGTATTAGAATTGCTGCTAACGCATTAACATTCAGTTGTGATAGAAATAATTTTGCTTCCAATCATACATATCCACGTTCTACTGATCCTGCACATAATAATGCGTTGAGAGTAAACGCAGCAACTGCAACAACTATTGCAGTTAATGTTGGAACAGTTAAAGGTGCCAAGTATGTCATCACTGGTGGACATCATACATTTGTAAGTGGAACTACTGGAGGAATTACTCCTAATTCTGGAAGTGCTGTTACAGCAGGATCTGGAACAACTTATAATGCCGCTACTGGTGATCTTGTATTAGAAATTGGTGCTCATAGTTTGACAACAAGCAACACTGTTCAAATTGCTACTGGTGCTGTCACGTTTACTTGTGATAAGGATGGTCATTCAACTAATCATGCATATCCAAGAGCATCTGATCCTGTTGCTGGTACAAACATTGCTATTACTGCTGAAACTGCTACAACTATTACAGTTAACGTTGGTGCAGTTCAAGGTCAATTACCTGCTTTTGTTGGTGGTGGAACTCATGCATTTGTAAGTGGTGTTACTAATGCTCTTACAGCAAGTAGTGGTGCTAGTGGAAACTTTACTGCAGCATCTGGCACAACATACGATTATTTGACTGGAGATTTAGTAATAGAAATTGGATCACATAGTTTAACGACAAGTAATAAAGTCACGATTGCTAATGGTGGAATTACTTTCACTTGTGATGCTGACAATCATACATCTTATCATGCATATCCAAGATCAACAGATCCTGTATCTGGACAGGCATTGGCAATTACTGCTGAAACTGCTACAACTATTACAGTTAACGTTGGTGTTGCTGCTAAAACAACTGAACTTAAAACTCACAGATACTATGATGCTGCAACATCAGTAGAGGAAAATATCGATCTTCTTTCTGAAGAAGGTAACTATGCAGCGGTTGTTGCGTCTCCATTCCAATTTGACGCATTCCAGTCTGCAACTACATTAAATGCAGGTACAATTACAGCAGAATCCTATTATGGTGGTTCAGTTGCAGTTTCTAATGATGGAACTACTGACAGGATGGTAGTTGGTGCTTTCAGATATAACACATATACTGGTAGAGCATATATCTACAATCTTGATGGTACTAATGAGGTCGTTCTTAATGCATCTGATGCTGCTACAAATGATTACTATGGATATTCTGTTGCTGTAAATGGAAACAAAGTTGTAGTAGGTGCTCCAAATAATGATGATGGTGGATCTGAGTCTGGTTGTATATACACTTATAGTCTTGATGGTACAGGCGAATCAAAGATTGTTGCTTCTGATGATGCAGCTAGTGATTACTTTGGTTGGTCTGTTGCAATGACCGATACTTACATCTTTGTTGGTGCACCTGGTGATGCTTCAAAACGTGGATCTGTTTATCGTTATGACTTAAATGGTACTAATGAAACTAAGATCGAACCTAGTGATGGTGTTGCTGGTGATTCTTTCGGAATGAGTATTGCTGTCGGTAGTAACAAACTTGTAGTTGGTTCTAAGAATCATGATTCAATAGCAACTGATGCTGGTGCAGTTTATGTTTATGCTTTAGATGGAACTGGTGAAGTTAAGATTACTGATTCTGCTGTAGATGCACAAGATAACTTTGGTAGTGCAGTCGCTGTTGGTGAAAATAAAGTTGTTGTTGGATGTGCTGGATATGACGGTGCCTCAGGCAATACTTCTAATGCTGGTGCAATTTTTGTTTACAACTTAGATGGAACTGGTGGAATTAAGATTGAACCATCTGATATTGGTAATATAGACAATTTTGGTTCTTCTGTAGCGGTTGCTCAAGGAAAAATCTTTGCTTCATCTCCATACTGGGATGCTGGTGCAATTCAGAACTCTGGTCAACTTTATGCATTCAATCTTGATGGTACAGGTGAGGCAAGTCTTGTCATGCCAGTAGCAAGTCCTTACGACAATCCTGGTTACAGTCCTAATTCGTTAGCTGTTGGTTCTAATAGAATAATTTTAGGTGCTCAGTTCGCTGATCCTTCTGCATATTCCTCTGCTGGTTCTGTATTCTTCTGGAGATTTACACAAGAACTTACTTCTATCAGTTTTAGCGGTACATATAAGACAATTCTACAGGGATTGATTCAGGATATGCGTAACGGTAGTAATAGTCATGTCTGGGATGCATCTGCTGCTCTCGTAGACAGATCTGGTGCTAGTGTTAGTGGTATTGTTGGTTATACAACAGTTGATGATAATCAATTATTAACTGGTTTACAGACAATCCAAGGACTTATGAGTTCTATTGTAAACTATGTTCCTATCACTATTGCAGGTAGTCATGGATTTACTCAATTTACTGATGCAACTGTTACTGACCAATCTTATTCCACAATTTCAACATTAACTGCTGCATCTGGAACAACTTATAATGCATCGACAGGTGTATTGGTAATTACTTCTAATGGACACGGACTTACAACTAATAGTTTGATTAGGATCAATCCTGAGTCTCTATCATTTACATGTTCTAAAGATTCTGATTATACCATTCATCCATATCCTCGTAAGACTGATCCATTCTACAATAAAGTTCTAAAAGTTACTGCAGTAACAACAAATACGTTTACTATAAATGTAAGTGCATCTCCTGCTGGTGAGCAATATACTCACACCTTTAGTAGTGCTCTTACAGATGGTATTGTTGTTCTTAATTACACCAATTTAGGTTGTGCAGACGTTGTATCCACAGTTAATAACCTTTTAGATATTGCAGAAGATACAATTAGTGAAGCAATTGGTACAACTACTAATGATCAAAATGCTGACCACCTTGCTACAGTTACTAAGGTTACTCCTATAACTGAATTTGTTGGTGCTACAGTTGATGCGTTCTTGAATAATGAATTTATTGGAACATACCATGATGGTGCTAATGATCTTGTTTATACAAATCAGATTGGTGTTAATGGTCAATACAGATTCCGTGATGCAGCAAACTTAATTAGAGCAAACAGTTCTGTAATTGTTGATAAGGCATCTGCGGATATGCTTACTAGGTATCCAGATCTTGTCACACAAATGCCTAGAAATATTAATGGTGCTAGTACTGCTGGTACAGAACGTTGTCAAACTGACTTGGCAATTATTGTCGGGGAACTTGCGAATGATATTGAATTTGGTGGTAATGAGAATATAGTTACCGCTGCTAAATTCTACCTGAATACTAATAATGAAATTCAACATATCAGACTTCAGGTGTGGCAATCTGTCTATGCACACACAAGATTAGCTTATTATTGTAAGCAAGCGATTAACGGTGATCTCGATTATACTAATACCGATAATATTATCACTGGAGACTGGGGAATTACTAATGATGCAGTAGCTCAATTTACAGCATCAACAGCAACTTATAATCCTACAACTGGTATTATTGAAGCAACTATTGGATCTCACAGTCTCTTAGTTGGAAATCTAGTTAATGTTGCAAATAATTCGCTAACATTTACTTGTGCAATGGATAGTAATGCTACTAATCATGCATATCCAAGATCAACTGACCCTGCATCAGGTTCTAACTTAGAACTTACTGCAGTAACAGGTACAACAATTTCATTTAATGTAGGTACGTCACCTACTGTAAACTTTAATGTATCAAATGCCGTATACAATGTTACTAGTGGTGATTTAGTACTAACAATTGGTTCTCATACTTTAAGTACGGGTACTAATGTTAAACTTGCTACAGATTCATTAACCTTTGAATGTCTTGCTGCTGTTGGAACTCACATATTTGTAAGTGGTGTTACGAGTGCTATTACATCCCCTTCTGGAGGACCATTTACTGCTGGATCAGGAACAACATATAATCCAACAACAGGTGATCTGGTATTAGAGATTGGTACTCATGGTTTAAACACTAGTGATACAATCCAAATTGCTAATAATGGTATAGTCTTTACTTGTGATGCTGATAATCATGCAACAAACCACCCATATCCTCGTGCTACTGACCCTGTATCTGGACAGAACATTGCAATTACTGCTGTAGCTGGTACAACTATTACAGTTAACGTTGGTGTAGCATCAGCGAATAATCAAAGTACATATCCTCGTGCAACAGGTGCTAATACATCTAGTGGTGCTGACTATGCATATAACACACCATTACCAATTACAGCAACTACTGGAACTTCTATCACACTCAATGTTAATGGTGGACAGGGTGCTATTAGTGTTAATTCTAATCATACATTCGTAAGTGCTACTTCTGGTGCTTTAATTACGGGTGGTAATTATGCTCATACATTCGTAAGTGCAACTGCTAATGGAATTACTAGTGGAGGTGAATGTGCAAATGTACAATCTGCTATCGATACTCTAATTACAACTGTTAATGATCTTATTGCTCCAACTAATAATGATTATAATATTGCTGCTGATAGATTGTATTTCAATAGAAAATATATTGCAGAAGAAATTTCAGGTCGTAATACTGGTGGACAAAATGGATTACTAGGTGCAGAACTAAGATATACTATTGATAGTGGTACTTTTAATTCAATCCTTTACAATCAAACTACGTATGCAGGTTATGTTAAGGACTTTATCATTGCGTTAATTTCAGATCTTCAAACTGATGGTGATAATAGTGTAATCACTCAGATGCAGAAATTCTTATCTACTGATCTTAAGATTACTGATGACATTGATAATCAGTTATTTGCTTTCTTCTTTACTCACGAACAGATTAAGATGCTTGCTGAGAAGGCAATCAGAAATATATTGTATAATGCAGGAGCTGCTGTATCTGGTTCTGAATATGCTGCTGTCCATACAAATGATTCAGCGTATAGAGATAGTGAAAATCCAACTGATATTACCTCAGTAGTTACTAGAATGAGAAGACTGATTGACATTGGTCTTGATACAATTGCTCCAGGTGATGTTGAGGCACGTAGTGCAGTTAAGAATATTCTCTTTAATGAAAATTATTATAAGGCAGAAATTGCTTCTACTGTAAACGCTCAGTTTGGAACAAATTCTTGGCAGTATGATACATTTGTCTCGGATATTATTGATAATATACAGTATGATTTGTTTACCACAGATACAGGTAAATCTAAAACTGCATATACCATAACTCTTGAATCTTACACTGGTAATTTTGTCGTAGGTAACACAGTAACTGATGGAACAAATACTGCAGAAATTCTTTACGTTTCTGGTAATATTTTGATTATTGGTGCTGTAACTGGAACCATTTATGCTGATGGTACTAGTATCACATCTAGTGGTGCTACAGGAACTATTGATACTGACGGAGTTACTCCAGCACATCAGTGGTATGAAAATATTAGTAATATTAAAACTATTGAGGGTGCTACTGCAATATCTTCTCTAATTGAGGGATCTGTAACTAACACAAACCTATGGACTTCACCTGAAATCTTTAATTCAAATTGGAGTACAACTTTAACTACGATTACTGCAGATACAGGCAATTCTCCAGATTCCACGAATACTTCAGATAAATTAGCAGTAACAGAAACTACTGGTGAGCATTATATTGAAAGAACTTATTCGTTAACTGCTTTTGATACCTTTGATAGTGATGGTACTACATTTGATAATGGTACAGAAACATTTGATACTGGTGCTAGTGATGCTCTTCAAACATATACATCATCTATGTTTGTTAAGGCATCTGAGTATAATAATGTACAATTCCAAGTTCGTTTAGATGGTGGAACTGTAAATGCTAAATTTAAGGTTGATCTGAATACAGGAACATTAGGATCTCTATTTGTTCAACCAGGTATGACTGTTATCGATCATGGTGCAATTCCATTCGGTAATGGTTGGTTTAGATTGTATATTACTGCTCAGTTTGGTTTTGGTTTTACAAATCTTAGAAACAGACTTAATGTTCTTCAGAACATTACACAGGTTGATAATTTTACAGGAACTTCTACAAACGTTAAAGTTTCTCCTACTGATACAAATGCATCTGCTTTCTATGGATATAATGGATCTTTAGATATTGGAAACGGTAAGATTGTTGTTGGTGGTTATAATGATAGTGCTGAGGGTTTCAATAATAATGGTTCTGTTCGTGTCTTTGATATAGATGGTACTAATGAACTTGAACTTGTGGCTGGTAATGCCAATGATAATCAAAAATATGGTTACGATGTTGCAGTTGGAAATAATAAGATTGCTGTTGGTGCTTATGGAACATCAGTAGATGGAGTTGCAAACTCTGGTGCTGTATATCTCTACAATTTAAATGGAACTAGTGAAATGGAGATCACTATAGATGATGTTACTGGTGCTACAGTTGCAGCAAATCAATACTTCGGTATGCAGGTTAGCATCGCAAATAGTCAAGTCTTTGTTGGATGTCCAAACTTTACTTCATCTGGTGGTTCTTTACAAGGTGCTGTCTTTGTATTTGATCTCAATGGTCAATATGTAAGAACTATTACTGCATCAGATAAAGCAAGTTCTGATAACTTTGGAACTGCTATCGATACTGGTAATGGTAAATTGGTGGTTGGTGTTCCAGGTCAAGGAAGTAATGGTAAGGTCTATGTCTTTAACTTAGATGGAACTAGTGAGGTTGGAATTACATCATCCAATCCTGAAGGTGGTGGTCAGGGTGGTTTTGGTAATAAAGTTGCAGTTGGTGAAAACAAGATTGTAGTTGGTTCTTATCTTGCAAATGCAAATGGAATCACAGCTTCTGGTAAGGCAAATATCTATGATCTTGATGGAACTAATGAAGTTGAATTGTATGCACCTGTTAGTAGACGTGCTTCAAGTGATTTATATGGTAGTTCTGTTGCTGTTGGTAGTGGTAAAATTGCAATTGGAGCACACCAAGATGAATCTACTGGTAGTGAGACAGGTATGGTTTATACCTATGATCTTGATGGAACTAATGTAGAAGAGGAGGAAGGTTTTGATTCAACAACTGGTGAATTCTTCGGTAGTGCAGTAGAATTATTTGACGGAAAACTTTATGCTGCTGCATATTCAGCAAAGTCAGCAACCAATGTTACTGGTGTTGGTGCTGTTTACATTGTTGATGTTACTGGTGGTGCTGGTGTATTTGCTTGGGGTGCAAAACTCACAAATCAAGTATTAGCAACATATGTTGCTGTCAGTGGTCAAGAGTTCTACGCTAACGCAGAATTTAATATTAAGAAATTTGCTCTCGATCTTATGCAAGATCAGATTGGTCGTGCCTTGGCTGATGAATTACCAAGTCCTTCTACTTCTGCTAGTTTCTATAAATTCTTTGATGCTACTTCTGCTACAAATTATAATTCTGATACAATTAATGGATTTGTTAGAACTAGTATTGATATTATCAAGGAGCAGTTAAAATCTAGCATCTACTACACAACTATTACTGAAAATAATCCATTGACTGTTCCAGTCAAGAATTATGGGGATCGTAATATTCCTGTTGGTATTAGTGGCGAAGTTATTGGATCTGACTTCATCTATTCTGATGATAGAGATATTTACGCAGAAATTCAAACTGTAACTCTAAACGAAGCAAATATTGCTAAAGTTTACAAGAGGTTTAGGATTGATGGTGATATTACAGATGGTCCTTTCGTTATGAACGAAGTAGTTCAGAAGCAGGGTGATGCTACTGTTACTGGTGTAGTTTATGGATTTGCTACTGATACAAATTATAAGTACCTTGATGTTGAGGTAACTGGTGGAACATGGGCAGTTCTAGACACTATTGTGGGTGCTACAAATAGTACAACTGCACAAATGACTGTTATTGAAGATCGTTTACATCTAATTGATATTAAAGGATCCTTTACCAATAGTATTCCATTCAGGGGATATACCAGCAAGAATACCGCAAAACCAATTTCTTTTGCAAATAATCAAGCAGCAGTAACAAATAATACTGGTGGTAAGTTAACAGTTGACACTGAGACTTTATTAGGTAGTCTTGAAGTTAACTCTGTTCTATATCCAGAATCCTCTAGAGAATATCTAGAAGTTAGTAAGTATAATGGTCTTGATCTTGAGGTTGGTGATAAGGTTGCATCTATTGGTTACACTCGTATCACGGTTAGTATTGATGCTAACTTCAATACATTTACACCTGGTAATAGATTATATCAAATTAGTGGTACTGCTCAGAACACAGGCGTTTATGGCATAATTACTGAAGTTGATGTTGCTAATAATTACATTTACTATGTCCCAGTTCAAGGAATAATTAATAATGGTAATACAGTTGGAGATTATGGTGTAGGTGGAGTTGTACTACAGGGATCTGCATCTATCAGTTCTAAGACTACTGTTGCTGGTGCTGCTTCGGGTCTAATTCAGGATATTCGTGATGCAGGTCTTAATAAGAGATTATATCTTACTGATATTTCAGGAACATTTAGTGGAAGAGATGGTATTAGAGGTGCTAATAACTATCGTTCTGCAGTTGTTACTAGGGCAATTCTTAAGGCACGAGTTAAGCGTTTCTTCAAAGGATTTGATGGCACTCAAACCATATTCGATCTCACAATTAGTAATGGTACACAGTACCTCCCAGATCCTGATGGACACATGTTAGTCTTTATTAACGGTGTTCTTCAACCTCCTGGTAGTGGCAATTCCTACAACGCATTCTCTGATAAGATTCAGTTTACTGAACCACCTGATTTAGGATCCTCGTTCACTGGTTTCTATATTGGTAAATTAAGGCAACTTGATGATATTGGATTTGAATTTGATTCTTTACGTCAGTCATTTAACCTTAAGCGTGATGATATTTTCTACTCTCTTACGCTCACGGACGGTGTTCAGTCTAGTGTTATTAGACCTGAAAATAACATTCTTGTTTCTGTCAATGGTGTTCTTCAGGAACCTGGTGTTGGATTTGAGATTGTTGGTTCACGAATAATCTTCTCTGAAATCCCTCGTTTTGGATCTACATTTGTTGCCTTCTCCTATGTTGGTTCTGAGGCAGACGTTGATGCTGACGTGGTTGTACCACCAGTTGAAGCGGGTGACTTTATTGATATTGAAGCTGAGGTAAGTGACCGTGAAGTTGCTGTTATTGAGTCTTCAAACTCTCTAATTACATTTGATTATCTTGGATCTGTATTTGGTACAGATGCTGATGCAACAGCAGTCTTAACTAACGGATATATTGAAAGAGTTAGCGTCACATCTGGTGGATCTGGATATACGTCCAGACCTGTTGTTAGACTTGATTCTATATCTGGTTTTGACGGTAATGTTAAAGCTTTGGTTGGTATTGCTGGTGTGACTGTCACTGCTGGTGGAACTGGATATGAAAATCCAAGTGTGGATGTTGCAACTGAAGTTCCTGATGACTGGAATCCCCCAGATCTTTCCTTATATGGTGAAGAACTAATCGATCCTGAAGTAAACCCATAAATAACTAAAAAGTGTAGCAAGTAATGGCTAAACAATCCCTCAATATTGGTACGGTAGCCAATGACAACACAGGTGATACCCTGAGGAGTGGTGGCGATAAAATTAATGATAATTTTAATGAACTGTATACTGCTATAGGTAACGGTACTGCCCTAGGTATTACTGTTAGCAACCCCGCAGTTGGTCAGGTTTTAAGATATAATGGAAGTACTTTTGTCCCGTCAAATTTTAACTCACTTACTTCTGCGTTAGATGTTTCTGGAAATTCTATTATTTCCGCATCAGATGGAGATATTACTCTTGTTCCAAACGGAACAGGTGATGTAAGGGTTACTGCAGGATCTCAAACAACAATTTTTGATGGTACTACTGGAAACGTTTCTGTAGCATCTACTATTTCGTATAAAAATGAATATGTTTCATTAGGTGGTGCTCCTTCTGCAGCATCTACACCTGGTTATTTCTTCACAGTTGATGGTGATGATAATCCGTATGTAAATATGAATATCACTGCTGGTGGTGTTGGTGATAGTCGAGTAAAACTTCTTACCGAGTATTCAGGGATTGATGCTCTGTCTGATGTTGATATTACAACTGCTGCTCCTACTACTAACCAAGTATTGAAATGGGACGGATCTAAATTTGTTCCTGCTGATGATGTAGCTGGTGCTGGTCAATCAAATACCTTTTCAATTATTAATGGTGATACTGGTACTACAACAGCAAATACTACTTCGGATACATTGACAATTGCTGGTGGAACTGATATTACTTCAGTAGTTTCTGGTGATACTGTAACTCTAAACTTTAGTGGAAGTCTTACTACGACATTCGCAGCATTAACAGATACTGATGTCACAGGAATTGTTCAAGGTGATTCTCTATATTGGAACGGTACTGATTGGGTTGTCACCAAAAGTCCAATGACTTGGTGGGAAGTTGGTGCAGATGGTGCAAGTCACTACACTATTAACGGTCCAGGTTTTTCTACTGCTACAAATGATCCAACCCTTTATGTTATGAGGGGTATGACATATGCATTTGACAATAGTGCAAATGGTGGGTCTCATCCTTTTAGGATTCAAAGTACTCAAGGACTTTCTGGAACTGCTTATACTGCAGGTCAGAGTGGTAGTGGAACTTCGGTACTGTATTTTACAGTTCCAATGGATGCTCCTAACACTCTTTATTATCAATGCACCATTCATGCACTGATGAATGGAACTATTAACGTACTAATCTAAGTTAAATGACAAGAACTGTTCCTGGATCTGGTGCTGTCATCGAACCAATCTTTGATGAGATTTTCGGTGTTCGTGCGATAAAAGTATTAGATGGTGGTACTGGATATGATATATCCAATCCACCTAGACTTACTGTGAGTGGTTGTGGTACACCTGACGCAGAATGTTTGTTATATCCAATCATTGATACAAATTCTGGTAGAATTACACATGTTCGTGTACTAGAAAGAGGTAGGGGATATGACCCTCTAAGATTGCAATTCTTTCCAGAACAGGAAACTCCAAATGTTGTAGATTCGTTTGATATTAATACTGTTTGGCAATCACATCCAAATTCTCCTACAGTAGGATTATTCAGTACTACTACTGATAGACTCCGCATACAATCTGATAATCATCCTAAACCAACATACATTCAAGAAGAGGCAGCACCTGGTGGTGGACCTCTGGTTGATCGAACTTTTGATCAAACATTTGTATATCGTGGTGGTAAAGATGTACCTGATCCTGGTACTAGAGTAGAACAAAGTAATAAAGTAATAGGTATTCTTGCTAATGGAGGTCTTTTACACACTCCAGAGTGGGGTACTGAAGGTGGTGCTCCTGTTAATTTTGCTATTGATTCTGTCAAATATGATTACATTAAAACCAACAGTGTATATGATACAGTAACTGAAGGAAACGCAAGATATTATCAATCTAGTAAACTTATTAATGAATTTGCTCTAACTAATGGTGTTTTTCAATGGGGTAACTTCAAACATTTTACTTGGACTACAAAGGTTGAAGGAAATGTTGCTTTAAATATTACCAATACCGATGAAACTCTTGGTACATTTGAAGTTGGTAGAACAGTTGATGAAATTGGTGGCAGTGCTAGTGGAGAGATATCAAAAGTTGTTAGAGATGGTAATAATGTAGTTACTAGAATATATCTTAGAAGTCTTAATGGAGATGGGTTTTTAGAAAATGATCGTTGTTTAGGTTCTACAGGATTTAGTTTTACTGTTTCAGGTAGTCCAGTATCATTTAATGGATATTATATTGAGTTTGGTGCTGACGCTGCAAAATTCGGTCCTTTCTCACCAGGAACATATTATTTTGCTCCAGAAAATATTACAGTAAAAAGAAATTATGTAATCAATTTCAATCAATCAGATTCTACAAATAATAATCATCCGATTAGATTTAGTAGAACATCTGATGGTACCCATAACGATACTCCAGGAACTCTTTATTATACAAGTTCTGGAGCATCTGCAGCACCAGCAGCAGATTATGAAAATGAATATGCTCCAATATTCATGATGAATGAAGATGAGACAAATAGAATTTATTATTATTGTAAGAACCATCCAAATATGGCTGGTCAAGATGGAGATGATGGTTATATGATCATCAGTTCAGATACTACTGCTGAAACTTTAACTAACAAGTATTATGCTGAAGATTTCTATCAACCTGGTGATGCATCAACCATAGATCGATCAAGACATGTTGATGGTCACTCTAAGATTATTGGTATGTCCTATGATGGATATCCAATTTACGGACCTTATGGGTATAACTCAAGTGGTACTGCTGCTAGAGAGGTTTCATCATTCCGTCTTAAAACTACTGCAGAACTTCCTGGTACAAGACCTCAAGTAACGACTGCATCTACAGTTACTTATGCAGTGACTGTTTCTAATGGTGAGTTTTTATTTGATGGTTCTAGACCAAATTTCATATCTCTTGATAGAGGTAAGACAATTGTATTCAATCAAAATGATGCATCGAATAATCAAGAATTTTTATTAATTAGTGCAACTAACGATGGTTGGCATAGTACAGGAAACCCATCAGATATTGGACAGACTTCTTTCTTGTATGAATTAGGAGTTCAATATTATATTAATGGATCTGTTGTTTCTGGATTCGCTGAATATCTTAGTGCTTTCAATGGAGCAACTACAAGAGAAATTAGATTTACGGTTCCTGTTTCAGCACCTTCCACACTATATGTTTTTGGGTATACTACTTCAGGTTTAGGTGTTAGAACTGTTCAGGTTGGTTATATTTTAGGAGATTTGGTACAAGACTATATCTATGATTCTTCAGTTGGAACTTTGGATGGATTTAATGGTAAGTTTGGTGTAACACCTGAGTATCCTAACGGAACGTATTCATATTTCATGACCGAAGATGGTAGTGGAAATCCTGTTTATCCATATGCTGTTGGTCCTAAGATGTATGGAGTTCCTTTATTTGAGGGAAGTTTAGTTCCTGATGTTGTAGAGATTTTCCCCGATGGTGCTTCTGGCGATGTTGTATTGACTGATGCTGGAGTAGTATCTTATATTAAGATGTCTAAAAATGGTGATAACTATTACGGACCTGCAAAGGCTAGGATACTAGGTGGTGAAGGATCTGGAGCAACTGGTGTTTCTACAGTTCAAACTATTACTGGTTTGACCTTACAAAATTCTGGTAGAAGTTATGCTACTGCCCCAACAGTTATTTTTGAAGGTGGTGGTGGTCAGGATGCTCAAGGATCTGCTAAAATTAATACTACTGGAAAAGTAACTTCTATTGCTATTGCTGATTCTGGTCAGTTCTATCAAAAAGCACCATTCATTTTAATTAGTGGTGGTGGAGGTTTAGGTGCAAAAGCAGTTGCTACTGTTGATCAAGGATCAATTACATCGATTACTGTTACTGAGCAAGGAGAAGGATATACAACACCTCCAAAAATTATCTTTACTAGATTGGTTGATCTGAAACGTAAGGCTGGTGCTCGTCAGGCAAATAATTCTTCAAACATTTATATTACTGGATTAACTAAAGCAATTACTCCTGCTGCTACGGAAATTTTCGTAAAATCTACAAGTTCTTTTCCTGGATCTGGTGATTTTATTGTTGGATACGAAACTATTTCGTATACTGCAAAAACTGATGAAAAATTCTCTGGTCTTACTCGTGGTGTAAACTTTAATTATGATCAAAGAATTATTCTTGATACTAGTCAGGATGATAGAGTGGGTGTATCAACATATAAATTTAATGTTGGTGATAGACTTATTCGTAAAGTTGAGAATTCATCTAGTAAAATTTCAAAGGTTTATGATTGGAATGCAGCAACTAGAGAACTTTTAGTAGTTTTTGAAATTGATGAATTAGCATTTATTGACGGTGGTATTGCAGCAAGTGAAGATGCTACAGTTCAATTTGATGCTGGTGTTGCAGACAGTAGCACATCTAACAGCACTCCACCAAACCCAGTATTAACTACTGATGAAGATACTGATGTTATTACATTATTAACTGTACCAATTTCAACTATTAATAATAGAAAGTTTGAAGATGATGATGAAAATGAGGGTGCTGGAGATGGTATTCCAGATTTGGTAAATACAGGAACTCTTTACGCCAATCAAATTAATCTTGATGGTGGTATTTACAATTCTCTTTATGGTATTGAAGCAACTCAAGGTGGAACAAATACAACCTTATTTGCTGCAGGTGATCAAATCAAAGATGCTACGGTTCCATTTAAATATGCTACTGTCGATACTGCAGGTGGTCTTAATGAAGGTACAGATCACGCATCAGTTATTGAAATACAGTTGGAAGGAGGAAATGGATCAACTTATAGTGTTAACGAGGTAGTTACTGGAGAATCTTCTGGAGTTCAAGGAACAGTTGTTAACTGGGATGCTGCAAATAAAGTGTTACAAATTCAAAACGTTACCCCATTTAATACTGGTAATGTTGCTAAAGGTGAGGCAGGTTTCTTATACCAATTCTCTGAAAATAGTAATGTAACTGATTTCTATATTCAAAATCCTGGAACAAACTATACAGGAGTTCCTACAGTTACCATTGAAGATGTTGGAGACGTTCAATGTACAGGAACAGTTGTTATGACAGGTGCTGGCGACCAAGTTGCTTCTATTACCATCAACAATGGTGGATATGGAATTACCCAGAGTGTTGATGGAACATACAATTTACACCCAACAGTTACATTCACTAATGCAGGTGGAGATACTACTGGATCAGGTGCTGTTGCATATGCCATTATGGGTGGAGAACTACTTGATGGAACTGGTGGAGCATCTTATAGAATCAAGAGCATAAACTACTTAACTGGGGTTCGCTCATAAACCTTCATAAATAAACAAGAGGACAATAGTACCTTAGGAAATGGCAGCGTTACTAACAGATCAATTTAGGATTTTCTCAGCGAGAAAATTCATCAAAGCACTTGAAGGACCAGATGCAACTCAGAGCGATTCTGCAGCAGGTTCTAATCGAGATAGGCTTTATGTTTTTATTGGAAGATCCCAACCTTGGGACAATGAGAACGCACCCCCACAGGCAGTGGACTCATTTTCAGAGTTTTCTAACTCATATGATGATATGATCTCTCTTAAGAGAGTTCTTGCTGCTGATACGGTACAAGT